ACAAATTCTTCAACAAGTTTATCAGGAATATTGGATTATTCAGATAAGACTATTGGTCAAATAGGAACAATTGAAATAACAGATTTTGGTAGATTATATAAAGGCACACCAACGGTTTCTGTAAAAGTAAATGAAGATTTTCAAGAAGTAAATGGATTGCCTGATACTGGTATCGGTCCTTATGGAAATAATGGTGCTATAGAGGTAGCTACTATGGGCGGACAAATACAAGATATTATTGTTAGAAATCCTGGTGCCGCTTTTACAACAGTTGTACCATCAATTGATTTTACAGGATTTGGTGATGGAACAGCTAATGCTACATTACTTTTAGATTCAGTAAGATATTATGATGGTTACTATGTTGGAACTGATGGACAATTAAGTTCGCAGAAAAAATTACAAGATAGTGAATACTATCAAGATTTTTCTTATGTCATATTAGCTGACCAAGATATTTCTACTTATAAAGATTTAGTTTTAAATACTGTTCATCCTGCAGGAACAGTATTATTTGGTGAAGTTATTGTTAGATCTGAAATTGAAGCAGCAATGTTTGATCAAGGTAGAAATAGTATTAATACTTTGGATGCTAGAGGTTTTACACAATATAGAGATCTGATGTTAATCATTGAATCGCCATTGATAGATGCTCAAATTCCAGAAAAAACAATTAAGAGTGATAGGAATTGGGAATTTTTTATGGAAACTCAGCCGACAGGAGTTGTTTATATTGATGGTATTCCATTGAAAGATGGAACAATTTCTACTGTAGCGTCAAATAGAATGGAAACTCATAGAGTTGATAAAGAATCTGGATTTGAAAAAATTTGGGACGATGTTAGGTTTTGGTCTAAAATACAAAGTTATGAATTGGGAGTAATTACACCTTACTATATCAAAACGTATATTGATATGTCAACTTTTAATATTGCTTCTACTACAACAGAATATACATTTGATCATACTTATGAGCCAAATACTTTACAAATATACATTGGTGATAGATTAGTGAAACAAAGTGATATTACTCAAACATCAGGAACTTCTTTTACTTTAAGAAATCTTTCACCAACAGATATACAAGGTAGTGGTTTAATACACAATGCACCATTGACAATTATTAGTAGTTATATAAAAGTAAAACAAAGACCTCAAAATGTAACTGATGGTGGAGCTACAAGTGCAGTTTCACATGAAACGACTACAGATGGTGGTAATGCATATCTTTATACTAATTTTGAATCTTATGTTGACGGAGGAAGTGCTGTTCTTGAAACAGCCGGTGCTGGATTATATTTAAGTGATGATGAAATTGTTATGATAAGTTCAAAAGGAACTCTTGGTGATACTTTAAGAAATCAAAAATTATTAACAAAAAATGTTAATATTACAGACTCGACTGTAATATTAATTAGGGGCGATGGATATTATTTTGATGATTATACAAATTTAACAACAATTTTTGATGGTGCAGATTGGCCAAAAATTTACAAAGTAAGTGATGAATTGTGGACGAAGAGTACAATAGAATTTTTACAAAATGAAAGGGTTGGTTATTATTCAAATGAAAAGATTTATAATTATAATTGGCATAGTCCAACAAATGATATGACAAATATTTTTAGTTCTGATGATGAATTCTTTGTTGATAGAAGAAAACTAGAATCATTGGATAGTATTATTTTAGAAGATGGTGACAGCATTGTTTCAGAACTAAATAATTTTACAATACGAATGGAAGGTGTTATTGTTGGTGGACCTAATGCAACGGACTGGCCTTTTCTAATATCAGATTATCAATTTCATACTATAAAATCTGTAGATCCGTATAAAATAACATTACATCAACCTGTAAGGTATAGAGAAAACTATGGTTGGGATAACAGTGCTTCAAGTATTCCAGCTTTATTTACTTTAGAAAATCAAACAATTATGAAAAGAACATAAATAAACATAAAGATTTATTATAATTAGGAGTAATTAATGCCTGCTTTAGTCACACGAAAATTTAGAGTGCACAACGCCAAACAATTCAAAGAGAGTATCGATGAATCTGCTGCTTGGGGCGGTTCTGGTGTAACAGGATCAGAAGATGTAACAACATTAGATGAACACTATTATACTTTTGTTGGAAGAACAACCGTTTGGGATGATGATAATGCACCACCTGAACCAATAGATACAACTAAACAAAATACTTATGATCCCTGGGATACAATGATAGCGGCAAAGAAAATTACTTCCGCTGATGTTTCACACGTCATACCAAGATACAATTGGACTTCTGGAACAGTATATACACAATATAATGACAATGATCATGAATTGCATACAAATACATCAAGTCCAATGATTGTTATGACACAAGATTTTAATGTGTACAAATGTATGGATAATGCGAACAATTCTTTATCAACATCACAACCAATTTCTGTTAGTACTGAATCAGGAGCGATTGATGATAAGTATGGACAAGACAATTACAAGTGGAAATATTTGTATACAATTACTGCAGCAGAGGCACTAAAATTTGTAACTCCAAACTACATTCCAGTAAAAACAATAAGAAATGCTAACGCTATTGGAATGACAGGAACTACTGGAATGCCAACAGATGATGGTTCTGCACAATTTGATATTGAAAAAAATTCAGTAGACGGATCTATTGATGTTTATGAAATAACCAATGCTGGCGGAAACTATCAATTTTTTAATGGAACTTGTTTAGACGGCGCTAATGATTCATCCACTACGCAAATTGTGACAACTACACCTGGGATAAACCAAACAAATGATGTTTATAATAATTCCGGTGTTTATGTTAATAATGTTATTAGAAAAGTTACAGATTACTCATATGATGTTGGGTCCGGAAAAGGAACACTTACATTGGATTCAGCTTTATCAACTCCGGCTACTGGTGCATTTAGTATTTTTCCACAAGTTAGAATTTACGGAGATGGTAATGGGGCATCAGCGAGATGCGTAGAGGGTGCTACTGGTGGAACAATTGGTGCAGTTTTTTCTGGTGATGTTGGTTCAAACTATAATCAAGCGGAAGTAAAAGTTATTCAACCTCAATCATCAGGAGCTGGAGCAGTTATTAAACCAATTATTTCACCAAAAGGTGGACATGGTTATAATTTAGTTGAAGAATGTGGTGGAAACTTTTTAATGATTAATACAAGATTGGAACAAAGTGAAGGTGGAAAATTTACAACATCTAATGATTTTAGACAAATTGGTGTTGTAAAAAGTCCTATTTCTGCAAATGGTACTCATAGATTTCAAGCTACAGCAGGAACTCAAGCATTAACAATAAGAATTGGAACAATTAATGGTTCTAATTTCATAGCTGATAATGTTATTGTTGGTGCTTCTTCAGGAGCTCAAGCAAAAATTGTTGATGTTACAGATGTTACAGTTGGTGGTATTGCCTTCAAAGATTTAAGATGTATTAATGTTGATCTTGGACCATCTGATACTAATAAAATATTAGGTAATGCTGAAACCAATGGTGTTGACATGACAAATCCCGCGGGTGGAACTGTTTCTGGTCTTCCAGGCGGATTTCAACAAGAAAATGTTAGTTGTTCAGGAAGTACTGCGGTAATTACTTCAATCACTGCTGGTGAAATGAAACCATACAGTGGTTCATTACTTTATGTTGAAAACAGATCACCAATCGCAAGAGCGGCTGACCAAACAGAAGATATCAAACTAATCATAGAATTCTAAAAATATGGCTACATTAAGTTTACTTTCTACATTACAGCAATCACCTTATTTTGATGATTACGCTGAAGCAAAAAAATTCCTTAGATTGTTGTTTCAACCAGGTGTTTCTTTACAAGTTAGAGAACTCACACAGATACAAACATTTTTACAAAATCAAATTTCAAGATTTGGTGATTCTTTATATAAAGATGGTAGTTTAGTAACTGGTGGTGAAATTAGTTTTGATAATAATGTTTATTATATAAGATTATCAGATTCCACTACAAACCAATCATCCTTTTTAAATCAAAAAATAAAATTGGTTGGTGATACTGACAATAATACTTTGGCAGAATGTATTGCGGTTGCTGATTCAGAAGGGACTGATCCCCCAACATTAGTTGTCAGATATATGGCAAATGATAAAATTACAGGAACAGGTGTAAATATTCAAATAGCTACTGATTCTGATACAACTTGTGCAACTGCGGGATCAGGAACAATTAGTGGATTGTCATCAGTTGCAACAATTAATGATGGTGTTTATTATGTAAATGGATTTTTTGTTTTAGTTGATGCTCAAGCTTTAATTTTAGAAAAATATAATAACACTCCTAGTTATAAAGTTGGATTGACCATTTCAGAATCAATTGTCACAAGTGATGATGATTTGACATTATTAGATAATGCATCTGGTTCATATAATGTTAATGCTCCAGGAGCAGATAGATATAAAATATCTTTAATATTATCTAAAAATTCATTAGCAACAATATCTCATACTAATTTTGTTGAATTATTAAGAGTTAGATCTGGACAAGTTGAAAAGATTGTAAATTATCCATTATATGGAGAACTTGAAAATATAATGTCAAGAAGAACTTTTGATGAATCTGGTAATTACACCGTAAGACCATTTTTATCAAATGTTAATGATCATAAAGGTACAGTTTATACAACAACTGCAAGTTCTACAACAACAATCAATGGATCATCTGCGTCTAAATTTCAAATAGATTTTAGAGTTGGTGATTCAATTTATTTGACAAATGGTTCAGTAAATTCAACATCAACAACAATTACAGGAATAACAAGTAATACTGTAATGACGGTTGCTGATGCAATTGGTTCTGGTGAAACACAAAGATTAGTCAATAATGATAAAGTTTCTGTTGGATTAGAATCTGGAAAAGCGTATATAAGAGGTTATGAATATGAAAGTATGGGAACCAATTTTGTTGATATGCGCAAAGGCAGAGATACAGCTACATCACTCAATGCAGTAGTAAACCCAAATTTTGGTAATTATTTTAGAATAACAAATTTAGCAAATTCTTTTAATATTAGTACACAATCAAAAATTGATTTACATTGTGTTCCTGCTGCAAACGTTGTTGCAACAACTCAAGCTACATATGAATTAACTAAAATAGGTACGGCACGTCCAAGACAAATTGATTATTTTACTGGAACTCCTGGAACTGATGGAGTTTATGATTTATATGTCTATGATACTGATATTACTAGTATTACTTCATCTGCTTCTTCTGGAACTACTGCGGGTGATCTTACTGTTGATTTAGATTCAACCACATCTTCGGATGTTCCTTCAGCTTATGTTGGTGCAAAAATAACAATGACAAGTGGTGATGCTATTGGTCAAACAAGAACAATAACAGTACATAGTGGTAATACTGTTACGGTTGATAAGGCATTTTTAACTAACATTGTCTCAAGTGATACTTGTCGGATAGATTTTACAACTAAACAATTAGATTCAATAATAGAATCCAATTCAACTTTTAAGGTAGTTAGTAGTGGAGACATTTCAATTTATGGTAGAGTTGATAATTTAGATAATACTAGTGGAACTAAATTTTTTGAAACAGACAAAAGTTCATTGGTTTATGAATTACCACAAAATGTCGTAAAAACTTTAAAACCAACAAATTCTAGTAATTATGTTTATTCTGTAAAACATTTATTTAAAAATCAAAGTTTTAGTGGGGGTAGTTATACTAAGAGTATAACCTCTGGAACTTTTGCTGGTACTGCTGGACAATCTTTAGGAACCACAGGATTTTTAAATAATATCATAGTAACTGTTACTGTTCCAGGGAGTTCTGGTAGATCAGCAGGAGAAATAATTAATATAATTCCTGGAACTGGTTCTCAAGCGGCAGATTTAAATGGAGCGGGAACAGGTTTAACTCTTAATACAGGAAATAGTTCAGATAACTTTCTAGCTGATGTTTATGTAACAATTAATCTTT